GCTCTCGCATTCTTGCTGTGTGTATATTTGCTCAGATACAGGCACAGCAGAACCCTGTATTAGCATGAGTAATACATATCCGATTATTTGCATGGTTATTTAATCTAAACGGTAGAGTGGGGTTACTTTAAATGGCGAACCATGAGATTGAAAATGAATATCTATATTTTCAGATGTAACCGCATCAGTTGTGAATTGCATTTTATCATCATGAAATACAGGGTACATCCAAGCTACAGGCTGCAATTTATTTATTTTTTTAATATACTCACATAATTTAACTAGTGTTTTTAACTCAATCTGTTTATGTGTTTGACCATCTTTGATTAATACATCTTCAATTACTTCTAGACCTTCCGCTAACTCTAATATCTCATTATTCATTTTTTATTTTCACTCCGTTGCTGATTAATTCGTTCTCAACTGAAACTGCCGTGTAGCACCAAACTTCATGCACACCAAACCCCTCTGGCAATTCAAACTCCAAACTCGCGCGTGATGCTTGCCAGCTAATCCACATTAAATCAACGTCACGGTCAGCGTAATTTAATCCGTTATTTGCACGTTTAAGTTTTGATTCAAATTCTGACGGGTCGCTAAGTGACTTTATGGTATCTTCAAATTGCTGCCTTGATTTATCCATCACTCCACCTTTTTAGCTGAAAATACAGGGTTAAACTCACACTCAACGCTAAACTTACCTTTGCATACATCGTCAATCCAAACGATAAAGCACACTGGCCACGGATCCTCCCAGCCGTCATGATTATTATGGTAATCTTCCGCGCAATCACTTACGCAGCACTCTAGGTCAACTCCGCTGGAGTCTTTCTCATAGCTGTTATTATCAAGCGTGTACTTTTCATCATCGGTTATTTCGCATAGTTCGGTTTCCATATTTACCGATTCTGCGTCAACGTAATACTGAACTATTGCCATTATTCATTCCTCTTCATTGCATCCCTGCGAGTTAAATTAATCATCATCCCAATCTGGATATAGTCTGATTAATTCTTTAATTAATTCTGGCACTTGCTTAGTTGGAATATTCACATACTCAGCTCTGTGAACTTTGGCTTCGCATGTCCCATCGCCACAGTTGCATCGCTCATCAATAAATCCTATTTCTAAGCAGTCTCGGTATTTACCAACTTCTATCACATCATGCTCATTAATTTTAATGTACATCACCATATATCTATCTCCTGTTTGCATCCTTGTACTTAGTAATGTTATATCCTTTGGTTAAATTACATAGGGGTGGGTCAGAATGGTATATCTGAGTCATCCCAATCCATCGGTGGCTCATTCTGAGGTGCTTGTTGCTGTGGCTGTTGAGGTTGTCTCGCTGGTTGCTGGCTTCCTGCCTGATTACCACCGTTGCCGCCTAACATCTGCATCGTACCACCGATATTTACCACTACTTCTGTTGTGTATCGGTCTTGACCGCTTTGGTCTTGCCATTTACGGGTTTGCAAAGAGCCTTCGATATAGACTTGTGAGCCTTTTTTCAGATATTCGCCTGCAACTTCGGCTAACTTTCCGAAAATTATCACTCTATGCCATTCGGTTTTCTCGCGCATTTCACCTGATTGCTTGTCACGCCAACTTTCAGAGGTTGCCAGAGTCAGGTTAGCGACAGCTCCGCCGTTAGGCATATAACGGATTTCAGGCTCATTACCTAAGTGACCAATGAGAATTACCTTATTTACTCCACGACTAGCCATGCTCAATAACTCCTTCTAATTCTTCCTTGCGTATTTGATAAACATCAGTTGCTTTACTTAACTCTTCATCGTTATGAGCTAGCACCTTAGCTGCATATTTATATAATTTATCTAACTCCTCGACACATCTTGCATCATTTGCCACGCCTTCAAAGTCACTTAAAATCTGCTCAGGTGTTCTAGCGTCAGCCTGCTTATCTTCAGTGGTCTTATTGTTAATTAGATTATTGAGTGATTGTTTTGTGGTTTGTGGTGTTACATTTCTGGAGACTCGCGGCTCTGAATCAAATTCGTCAGGCGTGTAAACACCCAAAATAACCTCGGGGCAATATAGACGAGCCCAATATTTAACAGCTAAGTATGCAATTTGTTGCTTAGGTGCTGTTTTCCATAACGGGGAATTCCTAGTGGTGATATCGCACATATACAGAGGCTCTCCCCATGTAATTTCTGACTCACCATTAAGCACTGCGCCAACCTGAACAAATAGCCCAGTCTCATCTGATTTATTTTTGGTTCCAGTAATTCTTTCCCAGTCTCCGCCATATTTATAATGAAAGCGACCTGTTACAGCTCTTGAGCTTGTAACCACTGCATTAACTAGCTGAGCTTCATATCCAAGCACTCCGTTAATCAAGTGTGTCTTTTGAGCAACAGCATAAGGATTCATCCCCCACTGCGCAGCTTGCATCGCCACAGCTAAACAGTCCGCTGGTTTTCCTGCTAGGTGTTTAGGCACTGTCGCAACCCCAAGCGCCATAACTTCCGCAAACGCTTGTAGCTTTTGTAAGCCGGACGGACTAAAAATAGCCGTGGATGTATCAGCCTCGTGAGCCGCATCAATTGTTGTTATTTCTTGTGACATATTAGTCTTTCCTTCTAGCCCAATCAGGGCGTGAAATTGGCTCTATGCCGCCCCAATCATCATTGATGCGACACTCGTGAAATGTCTGTAGGTTTTGTTTGAACAGATTAAATCCAACATCAATGTCTGACGAATCAAGCTCATAGACGTGAACGGGATAACGAGCGCAGTCAATAGTTTCGCTAACTGCGATAAATAGAAATACAGGGGATTCTCCAAAGTGTCGCAAATAACCTTCCTGATACATTGCGTTTTGTACGTGATATCGAAACTCTTCTATGTGTCTGTCAAAGCGACTCATGTCAGCAACCTTTTTTACGTCGATAATTACTGGTTGCTGAGTCAGTATTTTATCCGGTCTAACCCTGCATAACTCATCAGTATCGTAGTCAGTCCAGTAAATCGATGCTTCACAGTGACCATCAGCTTCAAGGAAATATCTTGCTGCGTGGTGTGCTAGGACACTTTCTCTCATTATTTTTAACTTCCTATGTTGTTCGTAATCCATTACGATTTTCCCTGTTTTTTCACACTCCTTTAAAAATTCTCTTTCCTCCTTCTTCCCGTCGTTACTACGTCGGTTAAATTCTGGAGCCTCAATAAATCTATTGCTAAACTCGTCAGGCTCAAGCAATAAGCAGTGCAGGGCGGTTCCCATGTCTAAAGCTTTCAACTTTTCCGTGTCGATAGGGGCGTTTTTCTTCCATTTATAAAACGCCGGACTTACCGCTATATCATCTAACTGTGATTTACTAATACCTAATCCATGGTGGTAGTCCTCATTTGATATGTTGTAATAAATTCCCTCTTTCATTGGATTAGCCTTTCTTCCAATACATCCTGTATTTTCTTTAGAATCCTGTCCTTAGTTGATTCAGATAATTGTCGAAGTTCCTCTCCGTCAATTTCGTTGTAAATATCAATAGCCATTTCTCCAATATCAAACTTAGGGTCAGGGCTATATATTTGAATTCTCATGCCGCCTCCTTGCATTTCTTTTCGATCGCTTTTTGAATTAGCTCGTCTAACATTCCGTTGCTAGCTGCATAATCAACAACATCAGTAAATGGGCTTTCCATAGCACCAAAAATCACACTTGATTCGCCAGTGAGCGACTTTAGTTCGTAGCCTTCCATGGCTAGCGAAAAGTTATTCCTGCATGTTATTTCTGGCTTATACCCAGTTACTTCTATTCTAATTGTCATATCCACCTCGGTATCAGTGCCATGAACATGATTAAGGCAACAATGAAAGCCGCCCAATCCCACTTAATTTTGTTTTTAACTTCATCCTTGAAGCTCTCGCTATTCAGTCGATAGCTGAGTTCCTGACGTTTCAATTCGTTAATTTTTGGCATAAGAAATCCCTCACTTATCGATTGATAGCGATTGTTATTTAGGTTCTGGTGTTGGTGCTGTGGGTATTAGTAATTCATTGTCATGTGGGGGATTTGGTTACCTGCAACTAGCTTAATAAATTCAGTTGCTAATTTTTCGTCAAATCCGTTACTGACTAATGCTTGCAATGTTTCTTGGTTGTACTTGCGGCGATGTTCTTTATCTTCTTGACGCTTCGCATCTTCCTTGCGCTTGCGTTCTTCTTCTGCTAATCGCGCTTGTTCAACTTCAAGAGCTTTCTTGCGCTCAGCCTCGATAGCTGCTTGTTTCTCGCGCTCAGCTCGTCCCTGAGCTTCCTTAGCGTCACGTTCAGCCTTTTCCTTGGCTTCTTTTGCTGCTTGTTCTGCACGTTGAATAGCTTCCTGCTTTTCACGCTCTGCGCGTTCGGCGGCTTCTTTTGCTTCACGCTCACGCTGTGCTGCTGCTTCAATTTCTTGCTGCGCTTTGCGTTCGGCTTCTAATCTTGCCTGTTCCGCAGCTTGCCGTTTCATTTCTTCTTCGCGTGCAATACGCTGGCGTTCCGCTTCGGCTTTGCGTAAATCAAATAATTCATTCATCTGCAAGGCTTCTTCGTGGTCAGCCTCGATTTGCTTTTTAAGCGCCTCAGCTTCTTCTCGAGCCTTTTCTTGTTCTTCCCACTCTGTTAGTGGCTTGCGAATCCCATCACTCAGTGAGTCAAGTTCATCGCGGAACAATTTACGTGCTGCATCTACTTTCTTTGGTAACTCTTTCAGGTCATCAACAACCAACTTGCCAGCCTTATCAATGGCTGTTTTTGTTTGAGTAACTTTGTATGCCAGTGACGCGAATGCCTTGCGGTTTTTAGCTACAGACAAATCACCGTCGAGTTCTTTTTGCTCTTCTTCTGCCAGCGTTTTAATGTGAGCTAGCATCTGATTTACTTTTTCTGGCGCTGTGAATAAATCCAGCGCCGTTGCTTGTTCAATTACGACTAATTCATTTGCCATTTCCTATGTTCCTTATGTGCGTATTCCTCACTATTAATAGCGATATGAATGATTAAGTGGTGGGTTACTGCTGACCGAGGGCTTTTGCGATTGCTGCTTTGGCTGTGTCTATTGCGTCCGATAAGTCACCTAGTCCGTCAATAGCCTCTTTGGCGCTTTCAGTTAGCTCAATCAAAGCCTCCAATAACTCTGGTGCTGCTGCGATTAGATGGGAGTCTGCTTTCTGATTGGCTGTTGTGATATCTAAATAAACATCACCAATTGTCACGCCGTGAAAAGTTGTCATTATTTCATTGGCATTTCTTATGGTGTGTTTCCAAGGCGCTGGCGATCCTTTAAACTCCATATCACCCCCTAGCCTTTAGCATTGCATCTGCCATGCGGTAGTAGGTTTCAGCTTTATCCTTGAAAATGGCGTCAATATCATCCTGTGACCAATATCCGCTATCCATGCGTTCAGTTGCCCAATCACCCTGCATGCATTTAGCAGCGAAATAATCGCGCAACGTCATGCCTGTGGTAGTGCCATGTAATTCTGTTGCTGGAACTGGAAAAGCTGCTCCACCTGTTTTATCTGTCATACTCCCTCCGTTATTAACTAAACACGATGCTAGTCTTCAGTTACGGTGTATCCTTGGCTTTCAAGGTGCTTGATGATGTCTTCATTGTCCATTTCATCTAGCAGTGTGTCTGCTGAGTATTCACTGACAATTTCATCGGCGCCGACAAATCCATCAAGGTTGGCTCCACTAATTATTAATTCAACATCTCCATTGCCACGCGCTTCGCATTGAAAACTGTCGCACTCAATCTTAATATCCATCTCTATCTCCTATCTATTAATCAACTCACCACAGTCCACCTTGATGGACTGTAATTAGTTAACTAGCTTTCACTCCGCCATGCTTTTCAATCAAGGCAATAACAACCTCTTTTGGAACGTATGGATAAACGGTTTCAGTAAAACCATCATCAGCACACTCTGCATAGTCATTTATCATTGGGTCTGGCTCTGATGGATACCCTAGCTCGTAGCTGTTATAAAGCTCATATGCAGGTAACTCCTGACGAGGCGAGCAATAGTGACCTGAGCTTGCTTGGATGCTCACAAAATACCCATCATTACATTGAACTTTCTTGCATAAGAAACCGTTTTTATTGCTGTTCATAAATTGAAATAACTGCATCATCTTCATCCCCTTGCTGTAACACTTCCATCACTCATAATCGGCTTGCGTAGCCGTGGTTGCTTGCGTGTGTCTGGTGCTGATTTTAGTTCCAGCACCAAGTTTGCTATCGGGCAGTCCGTGCCGTTATATGCCGCGTGTGGCTTATTTATACGCTCGGCGATCCATGCCTTGCGTCGTCTTTCCTGTCGTTTCTTAGAGTTCATATCTCCTCCGAGTTAACTTTGGTGATGCAGTGTTGTGTCAATTGTTTCAGTCAGCTTTACCTGCGGCTGCCGGTGCTACGCCAGCTTTTGGCTGAGCGCTTGACCCTTCCGGATGGTTAACACTGCATCCCAAAATTAACTCACACCCGACACTGTCCGCCGCTTGCCCGAGAATGCCATGCCCCCTTGAAGGCTGGGGATTGTCAGGGAACTGAGTTACGCAGATCTCTCCGCTCAGCATCAGGTGTGATATCCAAATTGTTAAAGAACTCGGCGTATATTTCATGCTGCTTGCCTTTGATGAAATTAATAATACTAAAGGTATTAATTACGGTCAATACTAATGATATTAAATTAAATACCAAAAGTATTATTTGTTTGAATTTAAACAGAATTTATTTTTAAAAATTATTTATCTTGAGAGTAAAATCACACTTACGGGGAATTGCGGGCACAAAAAAGCCCTCGCGGGGAGGGCTAGTTGTGAATATATGAATGTGGAGTTAGCTATCTAATTTTTTTATTGTTTTTTCAACTGCCATTAAACTTGATTCAGCTTCACTTCTATGAATATCTTTTTCTAATTCATAGTCAGCCATATGCCTTTTTATTATCTGTTGCTTTAGAACTGCACCAACAGACATTAATGTCATTTGATCAGTCTTTTCTTTTTTTCTCTCTGAAGGTGAAAGTAGGTAACTGATCACGCCTTGGTGAGTTGTTGGCGGGCAGTGCTCAAGTGAATTACATGCAGAATGGTAAAGTGAGTAATAAGCTCTAGATATGCAGTTCCTATATTCCATTTCTCCACTGTTTGCTGATATGTTACTTTTGGCTAGTGTTAAAAAATCTTTTGGGTTTACACTCATGATAGTAGCTCCGCATAGTTTTTTTTACCTTCACTACTACAGAACCATGCTGTTATGTTTCTTTCTGAAAAGATGCTGTTCTCAGCTAGAGCACAAGCTATTTCTATATCCATATCAGAAATAATGTCAGGGTCAGAAGTTGTAACGCATAGAATAACAGCAAAATCATTCTTATCTGAGCTAGTATAAAACTCAGTCGACACACATCTAACTTTTCTGTTTGCTGCGACTTCGCTAGCTTTTTCAACGATCCATCTAGCATCGCGCTCAGAAATATCGCCAGACTTCATAAAGTCCTCTAACTCGGCCAGTGGTTGAGAAAAATCAAGATATGGAAACTTATCCACATTTACATCTGTATTGTGAAGTCTAACAAGTTTTTCGGCAAGTTGTGAGGAATTTTTTATATCAGCGAAAGAATATGCGATGTTCCTAGCCATGAAGGCTAGATACTGATTGTCATACTTATTAGCAATATCAATAGATTCTTGGTAGATAAGATTAAATTGTAAAGTTTTAGCTAGGTATGCTATGTAATTTTTTGCCACACTAATATTTTCATACTCTAGCGCTATTTTAAAATATTTTAATGCATTCTCATTATCTTGATATGCGCCATACGCCAACGCTTTAATCATGTACATGATCGATTCGTCTTCTACAAATTCCGAATCTTTTAGTATTTGCTGGAAAGTAAACCTATCAAGTTTTTCTAATCTGTCTATGCAATTTAAAATTAAATTTAATTTCTCAATTGCCCTTTTTTGAGGTAATCCCATTATATACTCACAGTTATAGTTTAAAACCACACCCTAAAACGTGTCGTCAGCCATCAAAAGCAATCAGCAACAATAGAATGATATCCAGCACCGCTATAACAACTAGCAGTATCATTATGTTAGCGTTGGATATCAGCTCTAGCAGTCTCTTCATATTAAAACGTGTCGTCAGGCACTAGACAAGCTTCATCATCATCTGAACAGCCACGCCGATGATCTTACAGTTTCCGTTTATTGGCGTTATAGGCCACGCAGGATTTAATCCCTTTAAGAATTTCTGACCGCCATCAATAACTAGTTTTTTGAATGTGGCTTCGTTTGAGTCAGTCAGTTTCGCTATTACCAAACTGTTATTTATTGGCTCTCTGCCAGTGTCCACTAAGACCAGTGAACCCTCTGGCACACTTTGTCCTGATGATGCCGTCATTGAGTCACCTTCAACTCTCAGCCAAAACGCAGCGCCTTGCACGTGCACTTCTGATTCATACCACTCATCAATCTGATCTAACGTGTAAGGCTCACATGCTTCGTTCCATGACCCAGCTTGCACCCAGCTAATTACAGGGTATTTAGGTGCAGGTCTATATGGTCTAGGGTTTGACACGTTAGGCGATAGCGCATTTGTGATCATCTCTGCTTCTTTAGCTAAAACCGGACTAAAGTCACTGATAGGGACTTGAAGTATATTAGAGAAAACAGAGGCAATCTGAACATTAAGTGGGTTTCTTCCATTCAGATAATGACCAACACCACCCTGGCTAATATCCAACATATCAGCAATTTGCTGTTGAGTAATGCCTAGTGTTTTTTTCTTGGACTCATACAAAGCTTTTAGTCGATTAGCATCGGCAAGCTGTTCTGTCGTCAATTTATTTTTAGAACTCATAGCGTCAATTCTAATACCAATGCTATTAAAAGTGTTAATACCATATGTATTGACCTTTATTAATACTTTCAGTATTATTGTATTGTGGAATAGAAAGGAGATTAACCATGGAAAGAATTCCCTTATCTGAGTTTGTAAAAGAAAACAGTCAGGAAAAAGCAGCATCTTTAATTGGGGTTCATCAGACCGCAATTAGCAAAGCCCTAAGAGAGGGTAGAAATATTTTATTAACATCAACAGAGAATGGTGTTCAGGCAATTGAAATTAAACCATTCCCTAGCAGTAAAAAGTAATTCACTCGCTCTTTAACAATGTCGCCCAAAGCACATGCATCGTGTGCAAACTTAACTCACAGGATCGTGAGCAACGGACTAACTACGTCAAAAGGAATTTAACAAATGGACACAGCAAAAAATATCAAAATCACATGTAAACCAGAAACACTCGAAACCTATTTCTTTCAAATGATGTTTAAAGATGGAAATGATGGGTTCGCTAAAGCAATGGGTATTCACCCGAGTTCAGCTAGTAGAGAGAAGAGTCGCATATTCAGCTTGGCTTGTAAGGCTATAGCTCGTTATGGCTTACCTACTGAGGCTGTATCAATGCCTGAGAAGTCTAGAAGCGTAGTTATTGAAGGTGACTATGCAGAAAGGTTAATTCAGGTTCTGGAAGGGAAAGGAAAGCTAAAAAGAAAAACCTCAAAGGCGGCAACCGATGAGGCTCAGATGGAACTTATTTAAACAACAACTAATGAGGTAATTATGAATCAAATAACTACTTTAGTAAACAATACAAACCAAACAATGAGCAGCCTTGATTTTTTGGATGGAATTATTAACCCAGCAAGAATTCAGGCTGGAGAAACTCCACATGAACCAAGGAAATTTTTAGCCAAGGTTGAGGATGAACTTGATTTGGACGTAACCGGAAAAAAATTCCGGTTAAACAATAATCAAACCAAGACCTTTTATTACGACTTAACTTTAGACCAATTAATGTTAGTTGGAATGCGCGAGTCTAAGTCAGTTAGGCGATCAGTTCTCGAGAAACTAAAGCAACTTGAAGCACCAAAAATCCCTCAAACGCTGCCAGAAGCTTTACGTCTGGCGGCAGACCTAGCAGAACAGAAACAAATCGTAGAACAGCAATTAGCAATCGCAGCGCCTAAGGCTGAGTTTGTTGATCGCTACGTTCAAGCTACTGGATTACTTGGATTTAGAGAGACAAGCAAGTTATTAAAAGTTAAAGAAAACTTCTTTAGAGACTTTTTAATCTCAAAACGAATTATGTATAAGTTGGCTGGAAAATTAACACCTTACTCAGAGCACCTTGAAGCAGGTAGATTTGATGTAAAAACAGGTGAGAATCAAATAAATGGTCACGCTTATACGCAAGTTAAATTCACGCCTAAAGGAATTCAGTGGATCGCTGGATTACTGGCAATGGAGCAATTGGAGGCAGCGTGAGCATGATATTAATGGCGAAAGCCATGCAGTTAAAAGTTGGTAATCCATCAAGAAAGCTTGTTCTGATAAAGCTAGCTGATAATGCCAATGACAAAGGAGAGTGCTTCCCATCATATCAACATGTAGCTGATCAATGTGAAATAAGTAGACGAAGCGTTATTAATCACATCGATGCTTTGTGTGAACAGGGATTGGTCAGAAAGGTTTACAGAAGTGGCGAAAAAGGTAATTCATCTAATGTTTATATTCTTAATTTAGATGGTGCAAAAATTTCACCCCCTAGTGAAAAATCTGCACCAGAGGTAGTGAAACAGTTTCACCAGCCTAGTGAAATATCTGCACCACCCCCTAGTGAAAAATCTGCACCCAGAACCAGTCACTCTTTTGAACCAGTCAATGAACCTAAAGATAACACCCAGCCTTTGGCTGTGACAGCTAAATCAAGGTATGCATTCGAAGGTGAGGTAATCAGATTAAACCAAAAGGATTTTACTGAATGGCAAAGCCTGTATTCAAACATCGACCTCGAACATGAGTTGAGACGACTGGATATTGAGTTTAGAGCCGACAAGCCGAAAAACTGGTTTATCACAGCTAGCCAGAAATTGAATTACCAGAACAAAAACACTAAGCCAGCTTGGACGCCATCTAAGCGAGTTATGCCACCTAGCCGAACACAAGAATTCATACCGGAGAACTTCTGATGAGCACAGGAATGCAAGCGCTGGCTCGGTTTAGAAAACTGATGCCGGAACACATCAAGCCAAAGTTTGAAACGCCTGAAGAACTCATGGCATGGCAACGAGAGCAGGGCGAAATTGATTCAAAGCGGATCACCGATGCAAATCGTGTCACCCGACTGAATAAAATCATGGGTCGCTCAGGGATAAACCCGCTTCACCTTGATTGCACATTCGATAACTACCAAGCCACCACACCTGAGCAGCAAACCGCATTACGCAAAGCCAAAAACTACGCAGAGAACTTTGGCAAAAACTTTGGCGGATTTATCTTTAGCGGCAATGCAGGAACCGGAAAGAATCACTTAGCAGCAGCAATCGGAAATCACCTCATACAGCACGGTAAGAGCATCCTAATCGCCACATTGCCAGACCTAATGATGCGAGTTCGTGAAACCTACCAGAAAGATGCTAAGACCTCAGAGTCGAAACTAATCGATGACCTGTGCGAGGTTGATTTACTGGTGCTTGATGACGTTGGTGTGCAACGTGGAAACCTCAACGAGGATTTAATTATCTTCCAAGTTGTAGACCGTCGATTGGCAAACAAAAAGCCAGTTGGAGTACTGACGAATTTAGCATTCGCAGAGCTTTCAAAGGTACTGGGTGAGCGAGTTATTGACCGTTTAAGAATGGGCAGCCCGACAACGATTAATTTCGGATGGGAAAGCTACCGTAGCCAAGTTAAGTAACACACCAAATCATAAGGACTTCTAGATGAGTGGATACGCAATTCTTCAAGAGTATATGTTTACTGACAAAGACAAGCACGAATGGACTGATGCCATGTATTACTTGCTAGGAAAGTATGACGAATTTCCTAGTGATATGGATGTAAATATTCAGCCAGAGCCTGAGCATAAGGATTTTAGATTCATAAAGTCACCAGAGGGAAAAATACTTTTCGGTAATTGCATAGTACCAGCAATAACAGCAGATGATTTTTACCATTTTAAAGCCATCAATTAAGCGAGGTGTTGAGTGATGAAAGGAACAACGTTAACAGATAGAGATGCAGATATTTTAATTCTAACTAAAAAGCTGATCGAACTAGAAGAATTGCAAGCCAAGAACCCAACCGATGAGAAGGATATTGTAATCAAGGCTATTGCTTATCGAATTCGCCATATCAGCATGGGAGGCATCTAATGCAGGTAACTAATTGGGTTAAGGTGAGTGAGAAATTACCTAAAAACTGTAAGTTTATTTTGTTTTATGCAGGTGGCGAAATTTACGCTGGTTGGATGATTAATTTAGGTAGTGATTTTTATGATAGCTATAAACGCAAATTGTTTTGTGAAGCCGAGGTAAGTCACTGGTGCGACCTGCCACTCCCACCAATGCCAGAGGGTGAATGATGAGACTAACAGCAAAACAGAAAATAGCATTGAGCGAAGTTCGCAAGGGAAATAAAAAACCAGATGCCTCACCCAGAACATTAAAGTCACTCGAAAGTAAAGGACTGATAAGAAACGACATTTTACTTGGTTGGGTATGGACTTGGGAAGACCTAAATAAGCAATGAGTGGAACAGGAGAGCTAACAGTGAGTGAGTCCGTAGAGATAATGGTCTATTACGTTAACTTCAATACGAATCGCAGATTTTGGATATTAAAAATATCTGCTTATGGCGATGAGGATCACTTTAAGTTTCAAGCTAAGCCAACCAGAAAACAAATCAGGAAAGTCAAAAAACAATTCATTCGTGAAGCCAAAGAAATCTCTGAGTGTTTAGTTGGAATGACAATGGCAATGCAAGGAGGCTAACTTGGAAATAGAAATGGTCAAATGCGCCAATGGCATATTTGCACCAGCATTCGAACACGACCTACCACGTTTAACTAAATTCAAAAATGGCGAGATGTACACATTCAGCGCCAAGCTCACAAGAAACCCCGCTTTCCATAGAAAGATGTTCGTATTCTTCAAATTCTGTTTTGACCACTGGTGTGCAAACAAGGCAGGACTCGACTGTATGGATGAGCATAGCCAATTTGAGCGCTTTAGGAAGGATTTGACGATACTTGCAGGATTTTATGAGCAAACGGTAAGGCTAAACGGTGATGTGCGTACAGAGGCTAAGAGCCTGTCATTTGCCAATATGGATTCGGACGAATTCGAACGCTGTTACAAAGCCATGATCAACGCAGCAATAAAACACATTTTCAGGGGATGTAATGAAATCACTGAGAATCGGTTACTGACATTTTTTTAAGGATGGAGAGATGAAAATTCAAAGCCCAACCGTACTAATAAACATTCACGATAATCATGAAAATAGCCTGTCAGTAAGTATCACTGATGGGTCAGATAGCATCTATGACACGATTATTGGTTGCCAAGCTAACTTAGATGACGTTCATCCCGATGAACGAATGGGGCACTTGCAGATTGAGGTTTTGTATTACGTAGCTATGGAGCTAGAAGCCGAAAGAGCGAAAAACAAAAAGCTACTTTCTCAAATATCCAACTATCAGCTAAACGCATGAAATTCAAGGAGCAGCAAGAGAGATGACACCTAAAAAAAACTAAAAGAAATTGATAAGAAGCTAGACGAAGCTCATGCCTTAGTAATTTCATTGCAAAACATGCGCAGAGAGCACATCAATCGCCACGATTTAAACAAGGATAAATCATGACTCAGCAAGGAGAAAGAGCAATCGATGTTATTAACGCTGTCAGTAGATTTGAATACTTCACAGCAAAGAAAGCCACAAGCTTAACTGGTATGTCTCGGTCATATGTGAGCTTCATTCTTGGGTTAATGCATAAGTTTGGCGCAATAACAGTGGTCGGTAAAATCGGGGGTACTGTCAAATATCAAGTATCACGCAATGCAATTCAGATTATCGAAAATAACTTCACTGAGATATTTAAGCAAAGCCACTGTGTAAGAGGTAATGAGCCACTTGGAACTGGCATGGTGATTGTTGATAGAGCTAATGTAAATGGGATGGGTAATCCATTACTAAGAAAGTTAGATACATTGCTGAGTGGGGTGAGAGTGTGATTAGAACCAGACACGTAATTATATTCTTTTCGATTGTTACTTTAGCGATGGGGTTTATGTATGGCTAATCCAAGGCGACGGCGCTGCAAAATATGTAGAGAGTGGTTTCATCCCAAGTACGAAAATATAGAGTGGTGTAGCCCAGAACATGGAGCTGAATTAGCAATCAAGCGACGAAGTAAGGAGAGAGAAAAACTAGAAGCAAAACTCAAGAAAGAACAGAAGCAAAAAGAAGTAAAAGCCCGCGATAAACTCAAAGCCCGCAAGTTAGCAGTAAAACCCCGCAGTTATTGGATTAAACAAGCACAACAAGCCGTCAACGCATATATCAGAGAAAGAGACCGTGATTTGCCATGCATCTCATGCGGAACGTTTCAATCTGCTCAGTGGGATGCTGGTCATTATCGGACTACTGCTGCGGCTCCACAACTGAGATTCGATGAGCGCAACATCCATCGGCAGTGTGTTGTTTGTAATCAACACAAGTCTGGGAACTTAGTCCCGTATCGCGTAGAGCTTATTAATCGAATAGGGCAGAAAGCCGTTGAGTCTATCGAGTGTGACCATGAGCGGCACAAGTGGACTATTGATGAATGCAAAATCATCAAAGAGGTTTTTAGGAAGAAACTGAAGGAGTTGCAAAGTGACAGTTGATGCATGGTTTGCCGCGATGACTTGGGGGATATTTTGCGTTGTATGGATCCCTTATAACTACGTTAAGTGTAAGCGAAATACAAGAATAGCAAAGATTAAAAGAAGGGCTCATTTGTTTTCTTGTAAATACCGAATGCTGAAGGAGCTGAAAGATGCAGACTGAAATCACGACCATCCCTGAGTTGCTGATTAAGCACTACGGGAATATGACCGCTGTTGCAAGAGAGCTTGGAGTTTACAGGGCGACAGTAAGGAAGTTCGCAAGGGATCTGAATGGTAGTGAGCATTTGGTATCGCGCGGGCAATTATTCACAATGTGCAGACAGCGTGGAACATCGGGTAATAAATTATGAGAAGAGATGAGCCATTCTATTTGTTAACTCAGTATGCCAAAAAAAGCGATATTCGTAGGGTATGGTTTGGGCATCGTAAAAACATCAGTGACTCTCAACGTGTTTGGGTTAGATATATGCTTCTCTTGTGGGGGAAGGTCTATGGGGGTGATGATTACGCAGAAGGTGGTGAGTGTAGTGTCATCGGTCGGCTCATGGTTCGCTCGGATTGGAATGAAAATGAAGGAAAACGGATTATCCAGGTAGTTAATGACTTACATAAGATGGGTTACAAAGGTGATGAGCTTTTTAAAAAGTCACACGAAATCCTAAATCCAAAAAGTAGTTTAAGCGACCTCATCGCTCTCGCCAAAGAACAAGATGATGCCGCTTTTATTGAATCAGTCATTAACAAGACGTTTAAGCTAAGCAACCCAATTCGTCATGTAGCTATTAAACGATATTGTGATCGCAAATACCCGCAAAAAATGGCTCGAGAATTAAGGTTTGGGCAAGAGGTTAGTATTCAGCAATGTACTCGACGCATTGAGTGGGCTCTTGAAATATTGGAGGAAGAGTTATATTACGCAATAAAAAGAGCGGAACCGGAACATTAGCAATCAAACGATGCAATGCTGGCTGTTTTCGCATAAGAAAGACTGGATATCGCGAAATTTACATGTAATATCTGTGATAAGCTCACGGCATTAAAACACAGAGCGGTTAACAAGTTCAAAATAGAGCCTCACTTCGGTGGGGCTTTTTACTTTCCAGCTCTCCGGAATTTCCGGATAGTTCACATTCAATAAGTCGCCTAGTGCGGCTTTTTTCGTATACGCCGCCACAGAATTCTAATCAACCAAACGAAAATTGACGCATAGAGATTGTGCGCGGCTATCTATTAACTAAATTCCTCCAACGTAGGGGGTGAGTATGAATCATATGAAAGAAACCCCTGAATTTTGGGAGCAGGTATTTAGCCACCTGTCTCAGTATAAAGAGCAAGGAGCAGCGGCAGGTTTAGCTGGCACTGTTGCAATACTGCGTGGAATGTATAACGGCGGAGGCTGGAAAAAGACCCTGCTAGATGGTGCGCTATGTGCATTCTTCGGATGGTTTGCTAAAGACTTGCTGGCAGCTATGGGAATGAATCCTGAGTTTGCTTACTTCACTAGCGTGCTGATTGGTTACTGGGGCGTAGAAACGTTGAGTAAAATGATTAAGGGTAAAGCGGGAGTGAATAATGACTAAGTTAAGTGAGCATTTTGATAGTAAAGAATTTGCATGTAAAGATGGGTGTGGAGCAAATCAAGTCGAACCCAAGTTGGTTGAAATTCTTGAAGGCGTTCGCGCTCATTTTGGCAAGCCAGTAGTGATTGTCAGTGGTCGTCGCTGTGCTAAACACAACAGTAAAGTAGGTGGCGCTCCTAAATCTCAGCACTTGCTAGGTACAGCGGCAGATATCAAGGTTAAAGATGTAGCGCCGAAAATGGTCGCTGATTATCTGGAGTCTCAATTTCCTGATAGCTACGGAATTGGTCGCTATAAGACATTCACACATATCGATGTGAGAGGATATAAAGCACGATGGGGCAGCAACTAGTCAAAATCGGCAAATGGTTTATATCAAACATACAACCAATTCTATTTATTCTTTTGCTTGCTGCGTGTGTCATTTACAACCTTAGAATAAATAGACTAGAGAGTGAAAATGAATCACTCACTAGCCAGCTATCAGCAAGCCAGCTACTAAACAAAGTAACCCAATCAGCTATCACTCTGCACTATCAAGTGTCACTCGACAACATCAAATCCAAGCAATTAGAGGACTCAGAACATGTCAAAGTTAAGACTGTTATCAAAACAGTACTCAAAGACAATGAGTGCGCTAATACTGCTGTGCCCGATGATGTTGTTAGTGAGCTGCACAAGTACAAAAGAGAAACTGGTTCCCGTTCAGCCGGTACCACTTCCCCCGCACTTAATCGCTGATTGTTCGGTTCCTGTTATCCCTACTGAACTAACTTACGGTGATGTAGTGATGCTACTGGTAGATAGTCTGAATGAGTTGAATAAGTGCAACTTGGACAAGAAAGCAATTAGAGAGATTGAAGCGGATAGAAGTAATTTAAAATCACATTAGAACGGAGTGTTTACGATGAATGAAGCAAAACCACAAGATGGCAGCACAGTAAAAGGCTATCGCACTTTGACCGCAGGCGATATTGAAGTAATGAATCGGTTTAAAGATGCTAGCCGTCATTTCCTAAATTTATTAGATACAGCAAAGGAAACTGGTAGCGACCCACGATGGATAGCCATGGCTAAAACTGAAATGCAAAAAGCGTGCATGTCTGCCTGTCGCGCGGTAGCTAAACCTGATGATGATTGCTAATCGACAAGAAAGCAATACGGGAAATTGAACAACAACGAGCCTCGCAATAGCGGGGCTTTTTAATGGCTTCTTCGCAATTAAGTGAGGTGGTCTCTATCTTGCTGACGGGTAAGCCGTAAGTGACCAAAGTAACGTAGTGATACGTGATGATGGTTGCGAATAACTTACATAGATAAGGTAACTAAATGACTACGATTACAGCACAGAATCAAATGCGGTTGGATTTACTACGATTGGTTGGCAATGACACGGCAGCGGCTCAAGCGGCTATCGAGTTTGTTAAAGACGATGCGCTCAAGTTTGAATTATTCAAAGACGCATACAAAACATGCCAGACAGAAGCTCAGTTTGTAGCGCGAGCACAGAAGGCGGCTCGTGATGCTCAACAGGCACTGGACTTATTCGCACAGTAGTTAATTACACAGCTCATTTACGAGTGAGCTGGATAATTGATTAAAGGGGGATATATGGCAGATGAATTAAATGAGCAACAAACAAGATTCTGCCAAGAGTACATTGTCGATTTAAACGGTACTCAGGCAGCAATTAGGGCTGGGTATAGTGAAAAGTCAGCCGCACAGATAGCAAGTGAAAACCTTAGAAAACCTCATATTAGGGCGCACATAAAGAAGTTAGCAGCAGAGCGTAATGAGGCTGTTGGTCTAAGTTCTCAGTTTGTCATCGAGGGAATAATTAAAAATATTCGTCGGTGCGAACAAGGCGAGAAGGTTACTTACCCAAATGGTGATCCTGTTCTGCATGAAACGGACGATGGAGAGTTAAACGCTGTTTATCGTTATGACTCATCAGCAGTGTTGAAAGGCTATGAGCTTCTAGGTAAGCACCTCAAACTATTCACTGACAAGGTAGAGCATTCTGGCTCAATTGAAACAATGTCAGACGAGGAATTAAATGCAAAGTTGGCGAGGCTAATAAATGGATCAGTTAAATCGTGACCAGAAGCTAGAGCTTATCGCTTTACTAGAAGAAAAAGCCCGCCGCGCAAATGTCTACCGCTATAAAACTTATTACGAAACTCGCTACCCTTGGCAAAAGAAATTCATTGCACTAAGTATCGAATATTCACAGGTTGCATTGATTGCAGCTAACCGAGTCGGAAAAACTGACACAGCTACCTATATCGACGCTATTCATGCAATGGGTGATTACCCTGATGATTGGGAAGGGTATAAATTCGATCATCCTCCGCTCATATGGTGTCTTGGGTATTCTGGCGAGAAGATACGGGATTTGTTGCAAGTTCCGATCCTCGGGAGAAAAACCGATGATGGGTGGGGCGGTGGATTAATACCGGGTGACAGAATTATAAGTACAGAAGCAGCTCAGGGCGCTGCTAATTCTGTAAGGTCTGCCTACATTAGGCATAATAGTGGCGGCATATCAAAGATTCAATTCTGGTCATACTCTCAAGGGCAACATGCCTTAATGGGTGATAGCGTTGATTGGTTTCATATCGATGAAGAGCCAAAAGACCCTACTATCTATCCACAGGTATTAACTCGTACAGCTACAGGCGATAGAGGTCGCGGAGGTCGTGGCATCCTGACGTTTACACCAGAGAACGGTAGAACCGATTTAGTTATCGGATTTATGGATAACCCTTCATCCGCTCAAACTTGCATGAATGTTGGCTGGGATGACGCTCCACACTTGAGCGAAAAAGTTAAAACTGAATTACTAGCTTCTTACCCGCCTCATCAGCGTGACATGCGAACCAAAGGTATTCCAATGCTTGGTCATGGTCGAATTTATGACTTAGGCGAGGATTACATTAAATGTGACCCGTTTCCTATACCAGACCACTACTTTGTTATCGATGGGATGGATTTTGGTTGGGATCACCCTCAAGCACACGTCCAATTAGCGTGGGATACGGAAAATGAAACATTCTATTTAACTCGGGCATATAAAGCTAGACAGGTATCACCTGCCGAAGCATTCAGTGGAGTTAGACAGTGGGCTGAAAATGTTCCTACTGCATGGCCTAACGATGGGTTGCAAACTGAGAAAGGTTCAGGACTACAACAGAAATCATATTATGAAGAAGCTGGTTTTAATATGTTACTCGACCCTGCTCAGTGGGAAGATGGTAGCAGGTCAGTAGAGCCCGGCTTATTTGAAATATACGACCTCATGAGGCGTGGGAAATTTAAAGTATTCTCAGGGCTTCGTGACTTCTTCGAAGAGTACAACTTCTATCACCGTGACGAGAAAGGCAAGATTGTAAAGGTTCGTGATGACATCCTAGATGCTGTCAGGTACGCATACATGATGCGACGTTACGCAATCAGATACGCTGATATACGGAATCCTCCTGAGGAAGAAGATATCTACGTTCCATCATCTTCTAGTTGGTAACTATGGCTGAAACACTACAACAAAGACATGAGCGAATAATGCTCAGGTTTGACCGTGCGCACTCACCGCAAGAAGATGTGAGAGCGAAATGCGTCGAAGCAACACGGTTTGCACGAGTGCCCGGAGGTCAATGGGAAGGTGCAACCTCTGCGGGCACTAAACTCAATAAACACTTTGAGAAATACCCTAAGTTTGAAATAAACAAGGTAGCCTCTGAGTTAAACAGGATCATCAGTGAGTATCGCAACAACAGAATCACCGTTAAGTTTAGACCGGGTGACAAAGAAGCAAGCGAGGATTTAGCAGATAAGTTAAATGGCTTGTTCCGTGCTGACTACGAAGAGACTGACGGTGGAGAGGCTTGCGATAATGCGTTTGATGATGCCGCTACTGGCGGCTTTGGCTGTTTTAGACTAACAACAAATTTGGTCAATGAGTTAGACCCGATGGATGACAGGCAGCGAATTTCTATCGAGCCTATTTATGATCCGTCTCGTTCAGTGTGGTTTGACCCTGACGCCAAGAAATATGACAAGTCTGATGCTGAGTGGGCTTTTTGTATGTATTCACTGTCAGCTGATAAGTACAAAGCAGAATACAACAAAGACCCAGCTACTTTAGATGCAGGCATTGAGAGGTCTTGGGATTATGACTGGTTCAATACTGATGTGGTTTATATCGCTAAGTATTACGAAGTAAGAAAAGAGTCTGTAGATGTTGTCAGCTTCCAGAATCCATTTACATCGGAAGTAGTTACCTACGATAGCGATCAGCTTGAGCAGGTTGGCGATGAGTTAGCTGAGATTGGATTTATTGAAGTAGCTCGCAGAAGCATTAAGCGCCGTCGAGTTTACGTATCAGTAGTCGATGGCGACGGATTCCTTGAAAAAGCTCAGAGAATACCGGGTGAGCATATCCCACTTATTCCGGTATACGGTAAGCGCTGGTTTATTGATGACATTGAGAGAGTCGAAGGGCACATTTCAAAAGCAATGGACGCACAGCGCCTATATAACTTACAGGTGTCTATGCTTGCTGATTCTGCAACACAAGACCCCGGATCCGTTCCTATCGTTGGGAAACAGCAAATTAAAGGGCTTGAGAAATTCTGGGCTGACAGAAACTCAAAAAGACTTTCATTTCTTCCCCTGAATGAAATCACCGATAAGCAAGGCAATGTTATCGCGCCGGCATCGGCAATTGGATACACGCAACCACAGCCACTTAATCAAGCGATGGCAGCGCTGTTACAGCAGACTAGCTCAGACATCCAAGAGGTGACGGGCGCTAGTCAAGCAATGCAGCAAATGCCTAGCAATATTGCCAAAGAGACTGTTAATAGCCTCATGCATCGGTCAGACATGGCTTCGTTTATCTATCTGGATAACATGGCTAAGAGTTTGAAACGTGCTGGTGAAGTATGGCTGTCGATGGCTCGAGAGGTATATGGATCTGATAGGCAGGTTCGCGTAGTCAATGAAGATGGAACTGACGATATAGCATTGATGTCAGTGACGGTAAGAGATAATCAGACGGGCGAAATTGTAGCTATGAATGATTTATCTACTGGTCGTTACGATGTAACTGTTGATGTTGGTCCATCTTATACAGCAAGACGCGATGCCACCGTTTCTGTTCTCACTAATCTTCTAGCTGGCATGTTGCCTCAAGATCCGATGCGCGCAGTTGTTCAGGGAATTATCCTAGACAACATGGACGGAGAAGGTCTTGATGAGTTTAAAGAGTACAACCGCAGACAATTACTTACTCAGGGTGTTGTTAAACCTCGCAATACGGAAGAGGAGCAAATTGTTGCTCAAGCTCAGCAGCAATCGCAGCAACCAGATGCTGAGTTAGTAGCTGCTCAAGGCGTGTTAATGCAAGGTCAGGCTGAAGTACAGAAGGCGAAGAACGAAGAGTTATCTATTCAAGTTAAAGCGTTCCAAGCTCAAACAGAAGCCAGAGTTGCCGAGGCTAAAGTGGTTCAGCTTCTTGCATCAGCAGATAGCACTAAGCGCTCTGAAATCAGGGAAGCGCTTAAAATGTTACATAACTTCCAGAAGGAACAAGGCGACTCATCACGAGCAGATGCCGAGTTAATTCTAAAAGCAACAGATACGCAACATAAGCAAAGCCTAGATGTTGCGAAAACCATTCAATCACAAAATAACCAACAGTCTCCTGCGGACTTCTCGCAGAGTTAAGGAGTAATAAATGGAAAACGAACTGATCATTGATGGTCAGGCTGTACCTATGTCTGAAAATCAGGAATCACAACAGCAGGAAACTACAGAGCAATCAACGCAAGTTAGTGAGAGCAATGCCACTAATAATGCCGAGGGTGCTACTGATGATTCGGCTGAAGTAAAACCAGATCAGAGCGTCGAGCAGGAGCAAGATTACTCCTTGCAAATCGGCGATGAAGAAATCTCGTTAAATGATGACGATGATTCAATTGAAGGTCAGCCAGCGCCTCAATGGGTTAAAGACCTTCGCAAAGGCTTTAAAGATACTCAGAAAGAAAATCGTGAGCTAAAGCGTCAGCTTGAGGAAGTTACAGCCAAGCAAGCGCAAGAGCCAGTGGTTAATCATGATGATGTATTGCCGCAGAAGCCTACACTCGAATCATGCGATTGGAGTGAAGAAGAATACGAAAAAGCATTAACTGATTGGCATGAGAAAAAAAGCCGTGTCGAACAGAGCAAGAAAGCTAAAGAGCAAGAGCAACGTGATTACCAGAACAAGATTCTCAAACGTCTGGAAGATCACAAGCAACGTGCAGCTAAATTACCTGTGAAAGATTACGCAGAGATGGAAGAAGTCGTACGCAGTGAAGTTCCGGTATTGCAGCAAGAGATTTTATTGCGCGCAGCAGACGAAGGAACAGAGCTTATTGCTTACGCTCTTGGCAAGAACAAAGAATTGCGCCAGCGGCTTACAGCTGAGAAAGACCCTATTCGCGCCGCATTCCTATTAGGTCAAATTAGCCAGAAGGTTAAGTTAGCGCCTAAGCCAAAGAAAACACCTAAACCAGAGCCGGAGGTTAAGGGTGGAGCGGGAAGCGTAACGACTGATGAATTAAACAAACTGTGCCCCGGCGCAATTATTGAATAAACAAGGTGTAAAACATGGCTAATAACTTAGATTCAAACGTAAGTCAGATTGTACTTAAAAAGTTTTTACCGGGCTTTATGTCCGACTTGGTTTTATGTAAGACAGTAGACCGTCAATTACTTGCTGGTGAAATTAATTCAAGCACTGGTGAAAGTGTAAGCTTTAAGCGTCCGCATCAATTCAGTTCAGAGCGCACAGATGATGGTGATATTACTGGCAAAACAAAGAATGGTCTTATTTCAGGCAAGGCGACTGGTCGCGTTGGTAATTACATCACTGTCGCTGTTGAATGGGCGCAAGTTGAAGAGGCGTTAAAGTTAAATCAGCTAGACCAAATTCTAGCTCCGATTCATGCTCGAATGGTTACTGACCTTGAGACTGAATTAGCTCACTTCATGATGAATAACGGTGCATTGTCACTTGGCACGCCAAACTCACCAATTGCCAAATGGTCAGATGTTGCTCAAACCGCTACATTCTTGAAAGATATCGGCATTAAAGCTGGCGATAACTATGCAGTAATGGATCCGTGGTCTGCACAACGCCTTGCTGATGCGCAAACTGGCTTGCATGCGTCAGACCAATTAGTGCGTACAGCGTGGGAAAATGCACAGATTCCGGGTAACTTCGGAGGAATTAAAGCGTTAATGTCTAATGGGTTGGCATCTCGTGAGCAGGGTGATTTTGGTGGAACGTTGACTGTTAAAACAGCTCCTACCGTAGATTACACAGCAATTAAAGATTCCTATCAGTTTACTGTAACTCTGACCGGGGCTACAGCAAGCAAGACTGGATTCTTTAAAGCAGGTGATCAGGTTAAATTCACTGCAACACACTGGCTTAATCAGCAAAGCAAGCAAACTCTGTACAACGGATCTACAGCTATCAGCTTCACTGCCACAGTTCTTGAAGATGCAAACTCTGACGGAACAGGTGATGTGACTGTTAAGTTATCCGGTGTTCCGGTGTATGACGCAGTAAACAAACAATACAACGCAGTTGACCGCAAAGTAGCAGCAGGTGATGAAGTTGTAGTGATCGGTACTGCTAAGCAACAAATGAAGCCTAACCTGTTCTTCAATAAAATGTTCTGTGGCTTGGGTACTATCCCGCTGCCAAAATTACACAGCATTGATTCAGCAGTGGCTACATATGAAGGCTTCTCTATTCGCGTACATAAATACGCTGATGGTGATGCTAACAAGCAAATGATGCGTTTCGACTTATTGCCTGCTTATGTGTGCTTCAACCCACACTTTGGCGGTCAGTTCTTCGGAAACGTCTAATACCCTCGCTGTTTATTTGGGAGCTTCGGCTCCCTTTTTTATTTGAGGTAAATATGGAACGTAAGAGCGTTTTTGCATGGGCTAATAATGATGCTGGCTATGTACAGGCAGTAATTGTGGCTAGTGATTTCTCTACATTTAAAGAGCTTGGCTTTGTCGCTTCGGTTGATGAGGTAATTAAGCCAGAACCAAAGAAAGCTAAGGCAACCAAGAAGGCGGAAACAAATGGCAATGACACTGACTAAAGGTGAAATTGTTCTGTTTGCATTGCGTAAGGCTGGCGTTGCTTCTGATGCGACGCTAACCGATGTAGAGCCGCAATCGGTAGAGGATGGCATTCATGACCTAGAAGATCTGATGTCAGAAATGCAAATTAAATTTGGCGATTTAGGTTACAAGTTTTCATTAGAAGATGAGCATCCTACACCGGATGATGATTCTGGCTTGCCTCGCAAATACAAACAGACTATCGGCTACCAATTGTTACTCAGAATACTAACAGATTACGGTCTAGAGCCTACACCAAGACAAGAGGCTTCGGCTGCATCTTCTTATGATGCTTTGCTGCTAGATACTGTTAGCGTTCCGTCTATAGATAGACGTGGAGATATGCCAGTTGGTCAAGGTAATAAATACACGGCTTTAGGCGTAGATAATTACTATGTCGAAAGGGGGTTTAATGCCACAGGTAAAGATTCCTCTTGCTAGAGGTTTACGCAAAGACCCGCATACGGCTGATTATATTGATGGATTGCCAGTCAATATGCTAGCAACACCGAAAGAGGTATTGAATGCCGCTGGCTATCTCCGTTCATTTCCTGCACTGGTGAAACTTCGTGATGCTGATGGAGTGTCGCGAGGAGTACAATTCAATACGAAAAATAGCACTGTGTATCGTGTGTGTGGAGGTAAGTTATATCATGGCGCAAATGCTATCGGTGATATTCAAGGAAAGGATAGAGTATCGCTGGCGCATTCTGGCGTAAGTCAGGCAGTGGCGTTTGGCGGTAAATTAAAGCTCTATCTTTACGACGGCGAAGTTAAAGAATTAACTAACTGGCCTGAAGAGGAAGTAGTCAAAGAAGGCTACACTCGCGATGTTAAAAAGTGGACTCACAAAGCTGGCAATGATGATTTCGTGTCACTGACTAAAGATGATATCGACGGCTCGTTAAAGCTGAAGATAACACCAAAGTCGTCTGATGGTACAGCTGGCGAAACCATTGAGATACCCGAGTATCAATTCGGAGTGAAAATATCTCAGGATAAACCAGAGCCAATTAAGCCATACCTTACCGATATCATCGTTGAAGGGTTAAAGCGTACCGGAAACAAACTGACCATCACATACAAGATGAATGGGTCAACAACTGATGCTACTGAGTTCGTGATGACTCAAGAAGTGTTGGAAGTAGTCAACAAATATCCTCAGTACGATTTAGGTGAAGTCGTTGATGTCACACGTAACCGTGGGCGTTATATCTGGCTGCAAAAGGGTGGCGCTCGATTCGGAATAACTGACATCGAAGATGAGTCTAAGCCGGATAGATACAATCCTTTTTATACAGCGGAATCCCAACCGGACGGGATAATTTCTGTTAGCTCTTGGCGGGACATGGTTATCTGCTTTGGCGCTTCAACTATTGAATACTTTTCACTTACCGGCTCTACATCAGCAACTCAGCAAATCTATGCAATGCAACCAGCATATATGGTGCAAATTGGCATAGCTGGTCGCGATGCAAAGTGCAAGTTTGGTGATTCATACGCATTTATCAGCAATCCTGCAAATGGCGCTCCGTCTGTATATTTACTTGGCTCTGGTACAGCCAGTGCAATATCGACAGCAAGCATTGATAAAATTATCCGAAGCTATACCGCTGATGAGTTATCAGTTGCAGTTATGGAGTCAGTTAAATTTGATGGTCATGAGTTAGCAATTATCCACTTACCACGCCACACACTTTGTTTTGACGGAACTGGCAGTCAGCAATATCCGCAATGGTGCATCCTGAAAACTGGCTTATACGATGAGCCGTACCGCGCTATCGACTTCATGTATGAAGATAATCAGATAACAGTTGGCGACAAAAAGTCTGGTCTAGTCGGTAAGTTAGCATTCGATAAGTCCTCGCAGTATGACCAGCAAGTCGAGCACATTCTATACACGCCAATGGTGAAAGCGGATAATGCACGTATTTTCGACCTAGAACTTGAAGCGTCAACAGGCGTTGCTCAAATCGCTGACCGATTATTTCTATCTGCAACTACTGACGGAATAAATTTCGGAAGGGAGCAAATGATAGACCAAAATGCCCCGTTCCGTTACGACATGCGCGCTATCTGGCGCAGGGTTGGCAGGGTGAGAAAGAATATCGGGTTTAAGATTCGAGTTATCACTAAGTCACCTGTGACGCTCAGTGACCTATCGATGAGGGTTGAATGATGGCTAATGAAAATCTATCAACTCCCATTGAAGTTCAAGCGGCTTATATCGTTCCTGATATTTTGCCTAGTAACTTTAGCGAAACATATCGTCGCATTGTATTAAATGGTGCTGAAGATATGGCTAAGGTTGCAGGGCGTGCGAATGAGGCTGGCAATGAGGCGTATCAAGCTCAGTTACGAAACGATGAGCAGGATATCATTCTTGAAGACCACGAACGGCGATTAAAGTCAGCAGAGGAAACGCTAGAGCAGCACACCGCACAACTTGCCAATCACGAAACGCGAATCACCGCAGCAGAAGAGAAGATTGTTGAGCATGAAATAAGAATTAAAGCAGCCGAAGAACGCCTAGACGACCATGAGACGCGATTAACTACAGCAGAGAGTGACATTGACTACCTCACGGAAAAGGTATCTGAAATAGATGCTGATTACGTCTCATTGGGTCGCACAACTGCGCAAACTTTAGCATCTCCTATTTCCGTTAAAGATTCGTACTCAGTTAACGGCATCAAGGTAGTTGGCGCTCGTGTAACTGGATTCACCGCTTCAACCGGAACAGCTTCAAAGTCTGGAATCAATGCCAGCCAAACTTACAGCGTAGGTGCTACTTACTCACAAGCTGAAGTTAAGGCAATCTCTGATGCTCTCACAGAAACTCGTAAATCCCTAAAAGCGCTGGAAGATATGGCGCGTTCGCATGGGCTAATTAATTGAGGTAATCATGATCACATTCAAGCCAACGCGGAATATTGATTTGATTGAAGCAGTTGGCAATCACAAAGACATTATCGCTGGCAGTAACAATGGTGATGGGTTCGATTACAACACTAACCAGAAATACTTTGAGGTTAATGTTCATGGTCAATTCGGTGGCATCGTGTATTACGAAGAAGTTCAGCCGATGACGTTTGACTGTCACGCGATGTACTTATCAGAAGCAAGGGGATTCAGTAAAGATATTGGCTTGGAGTTCTGGAAATACATCCTCTCAACAACGCATGTTCAATGTATCACCTCGTTCGCTGCTCGCAAGTTTCGTCACGGTCAAATTTACTGCACGATGATTGGACTTAAACGAGTAGGCACTATCAAAAAGTATTTCAAAGGCGTTGATGACGTCACTTTCTATTCAGCAACTCGCGAAGAATTAGCCGAGTTCATCAGTAAATAACGGAGTTAACAATGGCTATCGGAAATATTTTTGCACTAGGCAGAAAACTGCATGGTGAAGAGCCTCTATTCTATGAGAAAGGCGGTAAAGGTGGAGGAGGTGGTAGCAATGGTGCGGCAGAGCAGGCGGCGGCGACTAAATATGCTGCTGACTTGCAAAATCAACAATTTGAACGAGTCATGAATGGTCTTGCTCCGCTAACTCCGCTTGCTGGTCAGTACATTAGCCAGTTACAAAACCTTTCATCTCCTGAGGGGCAGGCACAAGCACTGAACGGGTATTACAACTCACAGCAATTTAATGATTACTCAAATCAAGCTCGATATCAAAACCTAGCAGCTGCCGAGGCGATGGGTGGGCTTGGATCCACAGCTACTAGTAACAGTTTAGCATCAATTGCGCCAGCGCTCGGTGAAAGCTGGCTGAATGGTCAAATGAATAATTACAACAACCTTGCAAATATCGGGCTAGGAGCAATCCAAGGTCAAGCAAACGCAGGACAAACGTATGCGAATAATGCGGGGCAATTAGCTCAACAAAACGCAGCTTTTGCAGCGGCAAATGCAAATAGACCATCAGGGTTTCAGAATGCTATTAGTGGTGGGGCTTCAGGAGCAATGCTTGGTGGTGGTATCGCTGGAATGCTAGGAACATCTACACCTTGGGGCGCTGGTATCGGTGCGGGATTAGGTATATTAGGGAGTTTATTCTAATGGCTACATGGAATCCAAATATTAACTCAGGCGGGTTCCTTGGTGGAATCGGTCAAGTAAATAGCAATGCCCCTAGCGCAAGCGATATCAACCCAACTCTTGGGCTTATTCGTGAAAATAACGACCTGCAACGTTCTGGCGCCAATAACTGGGGTTTACAAGGATTGGCTGGTTTATCTGGTGTTGCACAGGTAATGAATGAGCAACAACAACAAGAACGCTTGAAAGAGTTTCAAGGCAAGTGGGGTCAGGCGTACGCTAACGGAGATAGAACAGCAATGCGCCAATTGATGGCTGAATATCCAGATCAGGCTGAGCGCATCACTAATGGCATGCAGGGTATTTCTAATGATGTAAAAGAGTCAATTGGGAATATCGCTTCTGGTTATCGTTTGGCTGTAGGTACGGGCAAGGCTACCGATTACATTCGCCAAAATGCTGACGAGTTTCGACGCTTAGGTATCGATCCGCAAGGCGCTGCCTCAATGGCAGAGCAAGACCCAAAGGCAGCAATGGAGCTTGCAGATCACATCGGAATGTCAGCTCTTGGAATGGACAAATATTATGATGTTCGTGACAAGATGGAAGGTCGAGTAATTGACCGTGATAGATTAACAGAAACCGTGAGAAGCAATCAGGCTAGCGAAGCTCTGACAGCACGGAGAGATGAGCAGTCTAATGCTAGGGGATGGGCTGGAATAAGCATCCAACAACAGAATGCTAATCTAGCAAGAGAGCGATTTGATTTCGATAAAGAAATTCGAGTGGCAGAGACAAAAGATAAGGTGCTAGAGCGTCAGCTAAAGAATGAAGAGAATACCTTAAAGCGTATTGATCTTGAGCAAAAAATAGCAGCTAACAAAGAAAAGTTAGACACAGTTAAATCAGAAAAATACGACGGATTCATTAATCAAATGGAGTCAGCAGATCGATCAATCAAGATGGCTAATGACATATTGAAAAGTGATGGTTTTAATGATTTCTTTGGTACTAACATCAATCCATTTTCAAACCATCGCATACCAGGTACTAGCGGTGCAGATACTGCATCAATGGTTGATACTCTTAAATCACAAGCATTTATGGCTGGCGTTCAACAAATGAGAGGTATGGGGGCATTATCTGACGCTGAAGGTAAGAAGATTACTGATAGTATCGGAAACTTAAGCCCAAGCATGTCAGAAGCACAGGCTAAAAAATCAATCAGTAATATCATCAGTACTTTAAAGCAAGGTCAAGAGCGAGCTATTAAAAAGAATCCTGATGAATATAAGCGATACCAATCAGAATCGACATCTTCAGGTCAGCAAGGTCAGCAATCCGCACAATCATACAGCGAGGGAATGACTGCAACAAACCCTAGCACTGGACAGAAAATGATATTCAGAGGTGGGAAATGGCAACAAATGTAGGGTTACCAGAAGGCTTTGTTTTGGATGAGCCTACAGGTAATAGTCTGCCTGATGGCTTTGTTTTGGATTCTACTCCGCAATTATCTGATGCACAAATGGCTAACTTGGATATTCCAACGGATGAAATATTATCCTATCACAACGCACAGAAGCCACAGCAGAAACCTGAAATGGGTAACCCAGTTGTAGAGGCTGGGAAAGGATTATTGCAAACTGGTGCTAACGTTGTAAATATCGTTCCTGAAATCTCTGATGCGATTAATTCTTTTGGCGCATGGGCTGGTCAGGCTATCGGCGGTGATGGAACTTACCAATCAGCACCTAGGCTGCAATTATCTGATGATATGAAGCCACAAGATAAATACGCCATGCTAGGTGCTGAGATTGGACCATATCTAGTCCCACTAATTGGACCAGAAAGGACTGCCGCTGTTTTGTCTCAGGCGGCAAATGCTAGTAAGGCTGAACGTGTGGCAGTTCGCGGTGCTGATATGGTTGCAGAGAATACAGTAGGAGCCTTAGCTCAAAATAGTGATAAAGATAGTACTGGTAGCCTTGCGACTGATCTAAGTTTAGGCGTAGCTGGTAGCGGTATAGCTAGAGCTGCTGGTCCATTGTTAAGTAGGGCGTATGGAGTCGTTAGTAATAAAGTTAATAACGCACTAGGTCGTGAAACTCAGCAAGCAGCACAACAATCAGCAGGTCGTACAGCGGCTGATGCGGTAAACCCTGAGCAAGTTGCAACAGAAGAAACGTTGCGAAAATTAGCGGCGCAGAAAAATCCAGACCTTGCAAATTCTCTGGAAGGATTGAATGTTAATATTAGACAAGAAGTAAAGCAATCAGCAGACAGGTTAGGGCTAACTGATGATCTTCTACCATCTCACTTGTCAGGAAATCAGCAATATCAAGCTGTAGAACAAGCAATTAAATCTCGTACTGGTTCGGCACTTAAGGTGCAAGAGGACGCGGCAATACTTCGATTGTCTGAGCAAGCAGGAAGGTTAATAGATGATGTTGCTAACGTTCCTGATGCGTTATCACTAAATCAACGTGTAATTAATCAGTTTGACAACAGAATGAATGCACTGGAAAGACGGAGTGACCAGCTTTATCAAAGTGTAGACAATGCAATACCACCTCAGTCTAAGGTGGTAGCAAATAATACAGCTCAAGCTCTTGAAAGAAAAGCTGATGAATTAGGAGGGTGGGAAAACTTAGATAATATTGAGAAGAATGTGTTTAAGGCAGTAAACCCTACCGATGATGGTGTTTTGACTTATGCAAACTTAAATAAACAGCGTCGACTAGTTGGTCAGGCTCTATATAAAAATCGCGGTCCATACAAAGATGCTGACGAGGGTGCGTTAAAATATTTATATCGGCAACTATCAGAAGACCAACGTGTGGCGCTGGGTAATGCTGGAGTTCGTCGTGATTTTGAAGTGGCTCAGCGACTGGTTCAAATGCGTAAAAACATGGAAGACCAGATGATAGGGCTACGAGGTAAAAATCTGACTGGCGATGTAGCAAACCGTGGTTCACTTGCCGTGTCTTCATTAGCCAAAGGAAATTCTAAGCAGTTTATTGAATTAATGGAGAACTTACCGACCAGACAAATGCGACAAGAAGTAGCGGCGGCATCAATCAGGGATATGTTATCAACTGGCAAGCGCGGAGCTGACTTTAATCCAGCTGGTTTTGCGGACTGGTATCAGAATTTAAGATCATCAGGAAACTTAAGAGTTCTTTCTAGGCATATGCCTAGGGAGTTCATGAGTGGGCTGCATGACACTTATGTCGTGGCTGATGCCATTCGCAGAGCTAAGTCATTAGAGATAACTACTGGTCGATTAGCTGAATTTACTAAGAGATTTGATGCTGTGACTGCTAGACATGAATTGGCTGCAAAATACGCTAGACAGCTAGGAACGATGGCAGGCACAAAGTTTGGACCGCTAGGCGCAGTGGCTGGGGGGGCGTTGGGCGAGAAACTAGCAGCTCGAGCAAGGAAGTTAGGAGGGGTTGGGTCATCCGAAGCAGCAGACAAGTTAATAGCATCACCTGAGTTTCAGCAAGCTGTGAGAAATGGAAGCCCAGTAAATAGCAAAGTAAAATCCAGTTCTACGAATAACCAATTTGAGGAAACCGCATTGCGTTCATCACCTGCATGGCGCGTGTTTTACAACACGCTTCCAGATAGTGAAAAGAGGTTGATCGCTAGAATGGGATTTATCTGGTGGGCAAATCAGGATGAGGAAGGGCAGTAGCCCTTCTTTACCTATGATATATTACATTAATTTACATTTAGTGCTAAAGTACCCAAAAAAATTCAAGGGCAAGTAATAATGAAGATAAAGTTAACATTTCTATCGCTTTCTGTTTTTCTTTCTGGGTGCGTACATACAACTCCTATGCCAGTTCAGGTGTCTCAACCAGGTGACTCAATGATGTCGTGTAAGTCCATTGTTATGGAAATGGAAGATATGGCAAACCTGGTAAAATCAAAGGATAGTGAACTTAATGGTCAAATTGCTAAGAACTCAGCACTAGGAGTTACAGGAGCGTTTTTGTTAGTACCTTTGTTTTTTATGGATACTAGTGACGCAAAGACGGTGGAGGGTAAGGCTGCAAAAGAAAGGTTTAAAAAACTGCAGCAGCTTTACGCGGACAAAAAATGTGAATCTGAAATGAAAAATTAACTAAAGAAGGGTTAGCGCCCTTCTTTTTTATTGTTAATCGCATTCTATTTCCCTTGTTGACTCCCATATATAAGGATCCTCACAAATTGTCACGCCATCTTTAGTTACTTCCCAGTTGAATATGTAACCAGTTCCGCCAAAATAACCAGCTGAGAAAGCGCCGATACTTACACTAAGCGCAGAACCTAAAATAAATCCATAGATAAATTTTCTCACCACCACCTCACTGATAATTATTTTTTATCATTATAGAGCTTAATCAGCGTTTCTACGACTGACTTTTTAAGCTCCTCGGCTTGCTCATTTGCCATGCGCTCTGCATCACTACGATAGCCAATTATTGGCGTTGGAGTGTCTAGATACTGGTCAACTATATAAGTTAACTCGGCATTTAGTGAACGTCCATTTAGCTTGGCTCTTTGTCTTAGTTTTTCTTTCTTTTCAGCATTATACCTAAAGCTGAATACTGAATCTTCACGTGCCATTTTACTCACCATCGGTCTTTAGGGTGGGTTGGCATCTTATAATCTACTGTATTTATTTACAATAACATCACCGTGAAGTCATATCGGTGCGAATACTCACGCTTGGAGAAAGCAATGTCAGATATTATCCCTAGTGTCGTCGTGTCAATGCCGTCACAATTATTCACTCTCGCAAGGAAATTCCAAGCGGCGAGTAATGGCAAAATTTATATTGGTAAGATTGATACCGATCCGACTATTCCAGAAAACCAAATTCAGGTGTATTTGGAAAATGAGGACGGCAGCACAATCCCTGTCGCTCAGCCGCTAATAATCAATCAAGCAGGATTCCCTGTTTACAACGGTCAGATTGCTAAGTTCGTGACCGTGGAAGGGCATAGTATGGCTGTCTATGACAGCTACGGAGCACAGCAATTCTATTATCCTAATGTGCTGAAGTATGACCCTGATCAGTTTGAGGTAAGAATTAAAACTGGTGACGGCTCTCTTGTTGGCGTTGGAAATAGAACGCTAAAGGACAAGCTAGGAGAGATAGCGACTATTGTGGATTATGGCGGTAAAGCGGAATCTGGTGTTGATAATGCTATTTATATTAATGCAATGCAAAATGAGCGAGATGTTGTTATACCGATGGGAGTCTTTGAAGTATCAACAAGTATTACGCTTGATAAAAATATTGAGTTTTTGAATGGCGCAATATTGAAACCATCATCAGGGGTGAAAATAACAATAAATAAAGATGTTATTGCAGCAAACTCCATGATTTTTGACTTATCTCTTGGTGGTGAGGTTGAATTCTCTGGCGATACTAACACGGTCGGTTTAACTGAGCTGAAGCCATACTGGTTTTCATCTGAAGAGATTGGCTATTCTCAGGTGATTAGAGGTCGAGGGGCGGCAACAACGGCAGTTGGAAATAAAAATGTAGATTACAATCATATAGATGGTTATAGAGCTGCCGAGTCAATACTCGAATCTATAGAGTGTTTTTTCTCTGGTTGCTTTGCAGCTGCTGGGATGATTAAGTCAAGATTATCAACCGCGATAGGCTATAGTGCTTTAAGAGGGAAAGAGAAGCCAGATAGAAGTGGGTTTGAAAGTGTGGAATCAGAAAATACTACAGCAGTAGGTCAGGGTGCTTTACAAAATGGTAAGACTCACAAGGGGTCAACTGCAGTAGGTGCTAGTTCTGGTCAAGAAATTGTAGATAGTTTATTTACAACAATAGTTGGTGCTAATGCTGCAAGATTATCAGTATCATTGAGTTACTCTGACATCGTTGGTGCGGCAGCTGCATATAATTGGGGTAGTTCTGGAGTTCAAGCTGATAACCAGTATAACATTGTCATTGGTTACAACTCAGCCAACTCAGTAAAGAGTGGGTCAAGAAGCACAATAGTCGGTTCAAGATCAGGGATGTATTCAGAAACATGCAGTAGCAATACATGGATTGGTTATCTGACAGGGGTTGATTCTGTTACATATAAAAATGTGGCTAACAGCATTTGCATAGGAGATGCAGCCAGAACAAGGGAAGATGACACTATCACTATCGGTAATGGTGTAACAAATACAGTAAAAGGACGAACTCATATTGGTACAGCAAAAACTGTGGAGTGTGTTATTCGCGGAATATATGAATCAACTACAGCTACAGCACCTAACGTATTTGTTGATAATGCAGGAGTCTTGCATAGAAGCACGTCATCGAAAAAGTACAAGAGGGATATCACCAAGTACGAGCTATTAGAGGCGTACAAGGTTATGGAGTTTAACCCAATAAAATACAAGCCAACACAGGGTGTGATAAATGATAACTGGACATATTATGGTTACATCGCTGAGCAGGTGGCGGAAATAGAACCTAGATTTGTTCAGTATGTTGAGGTTATGCAAGAGAATGAGGATGGCACTCACACTGGAACTGGCGAGATGGAAGTCGCAGGAATTATGTATGACCGTATTGTTGTCGCTCAGGGATTGATAATTAAAGATCTACTTCGTAGGGTTGAAACTCTCGAGGGAAAATCACTGTGA